TTACCCGACCACCTCGTTTTTTGAGTCGTCACTCTCCACATTCCTTTTTGTACCTTTCATCATACTGGCCATAATGGCATTCTTGTAATTAGCCAGATCAAAGGGTGTGGTAAGAAGTTCCACTTCATCTTCTGTGAGAAGTTCTTTTCTATCATCCTTATTTCTGATGTTATGAATTAAAATGGACTGGTTTGAGAGAAGTGTAATCAACCACACAATCTCATCAAGTGCCATTTCAAAGTTCTCAGTTTTCATGAGCTTATCGCCCAAATTCTCAAGACCACCATAGCGCTTGGCAATTTCCTTTGTAGCTTTGGTGGTAAGAATCATCTTAAACTCCGTGCCGCCAATATCAATGGTGGTGCTTCTTTCTTCACCGGCTTCGTCAATCTTTAATTTTTCATCTGCCATGATCAACCCTCCCATTAAGAAACAACAACAGTAGCCACTGTGGTCGTCACGTTTTCTGTGCCACTAGAACTTAAGACGCAGTAGTAGTAATAGGTATCCGCCAAAAGGTCTGTTGGAATATCAAAGCTCGCAGAAGTTTCTCCATTAATGGCAGTACCACCAGTGGTGCTGTCGATGGTATTTTCATACCACTGAAAAGTTACAGGGTTTGAGGTGTTGGAGCTTGCCACAACAGAAAGGCTTCCAGTAATGCTTCCTTCAGTGACCTCTGTGAGAGTTGCTGGTTGAGTTGTAATAGTTACGGTCGGCGTAACTGGGGTAAAGTCTGGTTCATAAACGGATGTGAACCAGCTTATTACAGTGGATGCCGATACACCATTATCTCCTTCAGTAACTTCCGCTTTCCAGGGATGTTTGTTTTCTCCGTCCAGCTTATTTCTCCTAAACACAGTTCCTTCTATGGTGGGACTGCTAAATGTGATGGAGTCGCCTTTGGTGGCAAGACTTGTGGCGGGAACAGAGAAGATAACCCTGTAGAGCCAAAAGTATCGATACTTTCCATTGGCCTTCTTGGCACGAAACCCAACTGCCACAGGGCTACCACCATCTTCACTTCTTGAAACCACCACATTGTTGCTGTCAATTTTGCAGCCGGTTAAATCCTGAGCTACAAGTGAACCGATATCATCGATACCTAAGCTGAGAGCCCCGCTCTTAAATTCCTTAATGACCTCAGATGCACCATCATCTGCATAGAGTATCGCTTCAATAAGCTCAATACTCAGTTCTGCTGTCATGGCTTTAGCCAGCACCTTAGGGGTACCATAGGTTTCAACGCCATTTTGATCTTCTGTGATCTTGGCATAATATAGAGAATCCAAACCAATCGTTGCCATTTATTCTTCCTCCGTTTCATATTCTTTCATTACGTCGATAGCGTAATGATGAAATTTAGTATCATGTTCGTAACCTACATACTGTCTGTCCGTGATGGTTATCCCTCCAGATTGCAGGGCTTTCGTCAGTTCCTTTTTACGTTTGATGTAATTCTTCTTTGTAAAAAGAGAAAGCCGAGCTTCTGAAACAATCATGTATGCCTCGTTATCCGCAAAGAGATCCAGTCTGTCTGACATAGGTGTAATGACCAGATATTCATCGGGAGGCACATCAGAGAACACTCCTGTTTCCACAGGGATATCAAAGGGAGCCAGTATGAGGTTTAAATCTGAAAGTAAGCTCATAGCTTTTCAATCTCCTTATCCAGTTCTGATTTCATAGTTTCTATGCATGCCTTCCGAGATGCGGATTTTGCTGGCTTCAAGAAGGGCTTAGGAGGCTGACCTGATTTACCGTATTCAAGGATATTTGCAATCTTAGCATTGGCATCTCCATCACCACGAGGTTCATTGAAGCCAACCTTGACATTGAAGTTTCCATTTCGATCTAGCTTAGTGGGAGAGAGGCCCAGGGAAGAAACCAGCTCACCGGTAGAGCGGCTTTTTTCTTTGGTATTATTACCAATAACGCCTTTAAGGTTGGATTTGACTTTATCCAGAACAACTTCACCGCCAGCTTCTAAAACATTAGAGATGATTTCATCTGTTTTATCACCAAGCTTTGAGAGCTTCATCAGAAATTCATCGGGCATTTTCATGGTTGCTTTAGCCACTTGGAATCACCTCCTTAGCCAGCACTTCAATGTACATACCGCGGCCTTTCACATCCTCAACAGATGTAATTTCAAATCTCTTATCACTATGGATGATCACCATAGACGTTTTAATGGTTATACCAGGTATGCGGCGAAAGCGAAAAAGGTCTGTGGCTTCAGAAAAGGAAGCTCTATTTGCCCATTTCTCATTGCCATGGCGACCTTCTCGATAAGCCCTGACAGATGCAACAATGTTATCAACTTCTGTTTTAAACCCTTCAGCGTCTTTAATGGTGACGCTTTCTACAATATCGATAAAGGTGTTCATTTTCCCAAAGCTCATATCTACACCTTCCAGTCCCGATCAAGTCTCAGCAGGAGATTGACCGTATTCCATACCTGTTGTCCAGCCTGCACATTATCAGAAAAGAAACCACCAGTGCTGCCGTCCCTCGATTCATAAAAGTGGGACGACAGCATAATGATGGCTTGCTGTGTGGTGGCAGGCATAACGGCTTCCACGTAGTGGTTTTCAGGAAGATGCTGATAACTCTCTGCATACCTCGTGGCGGCGGTGATGTACATCTCAAGGAGTTCATCATCAGCCGAGTGATCAAGAATAAGATTTGCTTTTACTTTTTCCAGCAGTGTCATACCGCCACCATCCTTTCATTAGTCTGAAATCATAAGCCCTGCAGCCTTAAGTTTGGTGAGGAGAGCATTAAAATCCGTCACCAAATCTTCTACTGTGGCAGCAGTACTTGCAGCTTGATTATCGAGAATGGGGAGGCCAGTAACGACCGCCCCTTCCTTGATTTCAAGAGTTCCACCAATGACGGTTTTTTCACCGCCCTGTTCGGTATAATTCTTTGTGTTATAACTCATAGGACACCTCCATTACGCTTTCTGCTGAAGCACTTTTATGGCTTCAGGCAGAATCAGCTTTCCGTCCACACGCTGAGTGGCAACAAAACCTACCTGACCAGTAGCTGCATAGAGCTCATTAAGTCTCTTGAATACTCTGCCTTGACGATCTGCTACCCAGTAGTAGCCAAAGTCACCGAAGATGATGGACTTTGCAGATGCAGCGATGGTAGGAACGTAAGATGAAGTGTAAACAGGTCTGTTCAGAATGGTATCTGGTGTTCCAGCCTGAAGTGAAGGCTGCCAGATATACTGACCCTGACCATCTTTTAGCTTTCTAATGGCCTTAATGGTCGCATCGTTCATGACGAAAACGGCCTTGTTTCTGTAAGGCGATTTAAGTGAATAGAAGAGGTCCAAAACTTCATCAATGGAAATAGCAGTGGCACTTGCTGCGGTTACGCCAATTTGCGCGCCACCAGTGGCCGCAAGGATACCCGTAGGCTTACCAGATCCATCTCCAATGAAGAAGGCATCTTCTTCCTTGTTACCGATACGTCTTGCAAACTCCTTGGCGATATAGTTTTCGAGATTAAACACGCTGTCATTAAGCAGTTCTTCAGATACCTTTATCATGGTACCCAGCTTGTAAGCGCCGATGGATACCTGTCCAAAGCTATCATCGCTTTCAGGAATTGCACCTTCCTCATCAATCCAAGAAGCGGTTCCTTTGGAGGCAACAACAGGAATCTTACGATCGCCAGAGGCAGTGGAAATGACATTGGCCAGCTTTCTAAAGATATTCTCTTCATCCAGGGCTTCAATAAGAGTACGCTCGAACTCATCTGGTACAAGATATCCACCTTCTGTGTCGGTTCCAATCTGCAGTGCGTTCTTAATCACTGGATCAAGCCCTTCACCAGAACGGGTTCTCATGGCATTCCAGAATGCTTTCTGGTATTCAGCAGAAGCTCTACCAGATTTAGATTCCATACCTTGGAAGATAGGCTTTCCGGTAAGTGGAGTGTTAAGTGGCTTTGAAAGCTCGCGGTCAAGGGCCTCTTGTTTTTCAAGACGATCAATCTCTTTACCGAGGGCAACCACATCAGCTTCCATTTTTTCATAGGTTGCAGTGTCTTCGGCGGATACAATTCCATCTGTACCTCTTTTGGTATCCAGGAATGCTTTAGCAGCTTCCCAGGACTTTGCTCTTTTTTCACGCAGTTCAAGAATTTTGTTCATAGTGTTTTCCTCCTAAAATTTAGTGTTGAATCAAAGAAAGTCGCTTTTCCAGCGACTCAACAGGGGTGCCAGTATTCTCTTTTGGTAGTTTGGGTTTTACCTTATCCAGCAGAGAGTTGGTAACAGCTCTACGGCTAAAGGCATAGGTAAAGTCCTCGGTCTGATTTCTTTTCTTCTCATCCTCCAAGATGCCATCAGCAAAGCTAAGCTCGATGGCCTTTTTCGCATTAAGCCAGGTCTCTGCATCCATAAGATGAGAGAGCTTAGTTCTAGACTGACCCGTTTTAATTTCATAGGCATTGATGATGCTCTCCTTCACTTCAGATAGCATGGCGATGGCTTTTTTCATTTCCTCGCTGTCTCCAATGGCTACTGTGAGAGGGTTATGCACCATCATAAGGGCTGTTGGTGCCATGAGCACCGTTGTCCCTGCCATGGCGATGACTGAGGCTGCTGAAGCGGCAATGCCATCAATCTTTACAGTAACAGTGCCTTTGTAATCCATCAGCATGGCATAAATCTGACTTGCAGCAATGCAATCACCTCCTGGTGAGTTAAGCCATATAACAATGTCACCCTCACCGGCAGTAAGCTCTGCTTTAAATGCCTTAGGGGTGACGTCATCATCAAACCATGAATCTTCGGCAATAACGCCGTCTAGATAAAGTGTTCGGACACCAGTGTTTTCATCTCGTGCCCAGTTCCAAAACTTCTTCATTAAGGTTCCTCCGTTTCTTTGATATTTGCGAACGCGCCTGCGTCCTGTAATTTAGTCATGGCGCCGTTGATGAGGTAGAGGTCGCCACCTAATGACTCTGGAATTCTATCCAGATTTTCAAGCTCTCTGATATCATTGGCACTCATCCAACCGTTTTGACGTGCCGTTGCATAACCACTCATTCGACTTACATAATCACCACGAAGAAGTCCATCCACATTGAACTTGATAAATACATTAGGTTTTTCACTTTCCATGAGTAGAGCTCTGCACATGGACTGTTCCCAGCGGACCACCCAAGGGTCGAGGGTGTATTTTACAAACTCCAGTGATTGCTGCTCGATGTTACTAAAGGATGACTTCTCAAGGTCAGCAAGCATATGAGGGGGCACTCTAAAGATACGAGCGATCTCATTGATCTGAAACTTTCTAGTTTCAAGGAATTGTGCTTGCTCAGGAGAAATGCCGATAGGCTGGTACTTCATACCTTCTTCAAGGACAGCCACTCGGTGAGAGTTTCCACTCCCTTGGTAGGCTGCATTCCAGGATTCTTTGATCCTTGCAGGGTCTTTTATGGTGCCGGGGTGCTCTAAGACACCGCCGGGTGAAGCTCCATTCGCAAAAAACTTAGCTCCATATTCTTCTGTAGCAATGGCAAGGCCCACAGCATTTTTCGCCATGGCAATAGGTGAATAGCCTACCAACCCATCAAATCCAAGTCCGGGGATATGAAGGACATCAGAGGGTGAAAGGTAGACCTGATTCTCTCTACCAAGAGTAGGAGCATCTTCGCTACCACGTTGATACAAATAGAAAAGCCGACCACTTGAATCGCGATCGACTGACATTTTGTTTGGCATTAATGGGTAGAGGGAGATCACTTCACCTCGTGCATTCCGAATAATCTGTGCATAGGCATTTCCCCATAATAAAAGATGACTCATCAGCGTCTCTCTAAAGGCAAAAGAAGTCATCTCTGGGTTTGGTTCGTCATGAAGCAGCTTGTATAACGGGTGCTTGAGGTTCTTTTCCTTTCCACCGGAATCATTGTATTTGTAGACATGAAGGGGTAGTCCGGCCAACGTCTCGGATAAGATTCTCACGCAGCTGTACACTGCGGTCATTTGCATAGCGGTTTGTTCATTGACCGGTTTTCCAGCGCTGGTGCTTCCAAAAAAGAAGCTGTAAGGGCTGCCGCCAAGAGCATTTTTAGGCTTGTCTCGGGCCTTAAATATCCCTTGCAATATTCCCATGGACATCACTCTCCTTAAAATGGGCATGAAAAAAGCACCTCTACTGAGATGCTCATAAATTTGTGCATTGTTATCTAGATGATCTGCAAAACTCAAAATACTTTTTAACAGCGGAACGTAATGATGACATTCCGTTTTTAATATTTGAACCTGGAGAAAAACTAATACCATCAGGTGCTGGACGATTAAGGCTCTCATCTTCAGAAGAATATTCTAGCAAGTTCACAAGGCTTCGGCCACCATCTTTTGCAAATTCTTCATCTAGGTCTAGTCTTAAACTTTCTTCAATCCTTCGACAACGGCTAATACTATCAGATATAGGACGACTTGAAATTTTGCCCTGTAGCCAATTTCTATAAGCATCATCACGCATTTTCATCACCTCAATAGTATTTTACCCTAAATATACGTGGATGTATTTGACAATTGAAAATTGATGAAAACTGATTGCATGATGGGGTTGAGGATGATGCATTGCGTATGGGTGTTATGCAAAACTATTCTTAGAAAACTAATAACCCTCTATCATCATAAACAGAATTACCAGTTTCTCCACCACAGCGGATTGCACGGTCAAGAGCCATGATTGTGGCAACAGCACCGTCAATCTTCTCGGTGGATTTCTCTTTATCTGCTTTGATATTTCCAGCAGGATCAGTTCTAATGAAGATATTATCCATCATCCAACGAAGTACAGGATGGCCACCGTGGGCTATCTTTTCTTCCAACGTCAGCTTCATCAATTCCTTTGTTGGAGGAGACATATCTTTGAAGCCCTGTCCAAAAGGAACGACTGTGAAGCCTAAATTTTCTAAGTTCTGCGTCATTTGAACTGCGCCCCAGCGGTCAAAAGCAATCTCCCGGATGTTATACTTCATTCCAAGCTCCTCGATGAAAGTCTCGATAAAACCGTAGTGGACAACATTGCCTTCGGTAGTTAGAAGAACGCCTTGTTTCTCCCACACATCATAATTCACGTGATCCCGTCTAACCCTAAGATCAATACTGTCTTCTGGTATCCAGAAGTATGGCAGAACCACATATTTGTCATCTTCATCCTGTGGAGGAAATACAAGTACAAAGGCCGTAATGTCAGTGGAAGAGGAAAGGTCCAGTCCGCCATAGCAGACGCGGCCTTTAAGGGCTTCTGGATTAACCGGAAAAGCACAGGCATCCCATTTATCCATAGGCATCCAACGAATAGCCTGCTTCACCCATTGATTGAGTCGAAGCTGCCTGAAGCTGTTTTCTTCAGCGGGATTTTGTCTTGCAGACTCGTAGGCCATTTTTACTTTATCCATGCTGACAGTTATGCCAAGGGATGGATTTGCTTTCTTCCATACCTTTGGATCAGACCAGTCATCTTCAAGAGCTGCTCCATAAATGACAGGGTAGAATGTAGGATCATTCTTTCTTCCTGCCATGATGTCTAGAGCTTTCTGATGAACCTCCCAGCAGATGCTGTTCTGGTTATCACCTGCAGTGGTGATGAGAAAGTACAAGGGCTGCATTCTGGCATCACCACTACCTTTGGTCATAACATCGTAGAGCTTTCTATTCGGTTGAGTATGAAGCTCATCAAAGACAACGCCATGGGTGTTAAAGCCATGCTTGTTTCCTACATCTGCAGAAAGCACTTGATAAATGCTTCCCGTGGGTTGATAGATCAGTCTTTTCTGTGAGTCCAGAATCTTTACCCGTTTGGACAAGGCAGGGCACATTCGCACCATATCTGCTGCCACATTAAAAACGATGGAGGCTTGGTTACGATCCGCAGCGCAGCCATAAACCTCAGCACGTTCTTCATTGTCTCCACAGGTTAGGAGCAGGGCAACAGCCGCCGCGAGCTCACTTTTCCCCATCTTCTTTGGTATCTCTACATAAGCTGTATTAAACTGGCGATAGCCATTTGGTTTTATGGTTCCAAATAAATCACGGATGATTTGCTCTTGCCAATCTATAAGTTCAAAGGGCTTTCCTGCCCAAGTTCCTTTGGTATGGGAGAGGCATTCAATAAAACCTACTGCATAGTCCGCCATCTCCTTACTGTAATGGGAATCCTTCGCCATGTAAGAGGTTGGTTTATACTTCTTTAGTTTTCGGATATGCGGACACCTCCTTTAAAAAAGACATAAAAAATAGACCATAAGGTCTTCTGTAACGAGGAAAAGAGCTATAATACAGCCCTGTTCCATTGTGCTTTTAATCTTGTTGTTAATTGTATTCCTTCATCAATATTTCAAGTGCAGCCTGCGCATTGCCGTCGATGGGTTCAATGTCCCAGCCTCTATCAAAGTTTGCTATGATCTGGCCTTCTCGCTTTAGCATCAGCTTTGATATTCTACCCTCATCAATGCCGTAAGGGGAGCCTAAGTCAAAGCTTTTGATCCAGTACTGAATGGTTCTGTTTTCGACTTCGATTTTGCCTTCTCTCCACATGGTCTAAGCCCTCCTTAAATCCTAATCACAATCGCCGGTAGAATTTGCTTTTCACCGGTCTGCCAGTCGGTGTGGCTCGTCTTAACCTTGGTAAGTCCCTCCATCCTGCAACCGTGCTTTTCAAATTCGGCAAGGGTTGCGATCAGCCCTGAGAAGGTGCTTGAAATGGTGATGTGGTCGATTCCATAGGCTCTGCAGGCGTTAACAATGGGTTCGATGTCGTAATCCCAAATGACCTCAGAAAAGTCGATGGTGTCGTTTCCTGCTTCCTTGCTTCTTTCGTAAGCCCAGTACATGGTGCTGTTGATTCCAGACTCCTTAAAGTTTGCGCCGGTTGCTTTGGCTTCTTCAAATGCCTTGATTTTTTTCATGTTCTCATCCTCCATTTAGTGTGGTTTTGTTTTGGTATTACATATATCACTCTAAACGAGAATAATAGCAAGTCATTTCTGTAGTAATAGAGCAGGTTTTCAGTTTAATCTTCAATCGCTGTGTAACGCGAGAATTCATAACCTTCCGTATTAGACAATATCTTTTCACCGGTGTCTTTGTTAATGACCCTAATGCATCGAAGCTCACCTTTTTCATTGGTCCCGCCATCTGACTTCTTGATCCAGGGCTGATCTTCTAGAAAATTACTGGTGAACTTTTTAAACTCTGAATCACTGAGTTCAACTTCTCGAATCACAGTGTAATCAGAACCAATGACGCCATCTTCCTTTGCTTCTTCAGTTGCCTCTCGTAGTTCCTTGATGTTATAGAACTTTCGACCAAATAATGCCTTCATTGCTATGTCTCCTCCCTGGACTTTTCATCGATTACCTTACAGGAATCAATGCCGTAAACCACATTCAAGCTGCTGCCGTTGTCCCACTGAACCATGATGGAGCCTGTGTCATCAACGCCCCACACGGTGCCTGTTGTGCCCGCAGGTGGTGCTTGCACATCATCCATGCTAAGGAGCTGGACTCTGGCACCAGCAGGGTACTGCTTGCGTAGGTGGGCCAGTCTTTCTTTACTGATCGGTTTCATTAGGAGCACCTCCTTTGAAAGCACTGCTGCCTGAAAGGTTTTGAAGGAGAATCTTTCTGTGGGTTTTGAACTCTTCTCCAATAAATCCAAGGCGGAGGAGGAAGCAGCGGAATGCGTACTTTTCATTATCGACTTCTTTTTCTTTCACAGTGATTCTCTTTTGTGTTTTCGCCATCTCACAAAGCTTTGTGATGAATTGGGAGTAGGCTTTTATCGCATCTGGATTTGGCAGCTTTGAAAACCAAGGGAAGCTAACGCGTTCTTCATCGGTTTTAATGGGGAGGGCATCCACATTCAGCGCTTTCTTGATGAGGTTTCCTTTTGCTTCTAACAACTTTGTTAGCTTTTCCAAATCTTCATTGGAAAGGGAGTCTTTTGGTATCTGGATGATGAGTCCCGTTTCCTCAAGTTCATCTTCAGCAGGAGCTGGTTCATCCACCTCAGCTTCAAACCCTGCATCTTGTAGCTTTTTCATCAGCGTCTTGATATTGTCCTGATCCAATTCGTTGTCAAAGGTTAGCTCTCCGTCTTTTCCGATTTGGTAGGGTCCGACCTGGTAAGCACAAGATGGAACTCCCAGGTATTTTAAGGGAACCTCTGTGATTTCGCTGATGAGCTTCACCAGCTTCTTCCGTTCGTTACCGGTTACGTTGTAACTGATTTTCATGGTATTGACCTCCTTGTTTTTGGCTTACTACATATATCACTCTAAGTGATGTTAATAGCAAGTCTATCTTTCGATAGTTATGTTATTTATTTTCAGGGAGGTCACTGTAGCGGTATTCTTTGCCATCACGCAGGAGATAGACATCATCTGAAGTCTGTGCTCCAGAAATGAACCTTTCGACTATGACGTCACAAAACTTTTCATCAAGCTCAATGGTGTGACAAATCCGCTGGGTCTGATCACAAGCAATGAGGGTGCTACCAGAACCGCCAAAGGGATCCAGGACAATGCAGTTGCTGAGACTTGAATTAAGAATAGGATGGGCCACAAGAGCCACAGGCTTCATAGTTGGATGAGAGCCATTCTTCTTAGGTTTTTCAAATTCCCAGATGGTCGTTTGCTTTCGATCTGCGTACCAGTTATGCTTGCCTTTTTTCTTCCAGCCAAAGAGCACAGGTTCATGCTGCCACTGGTAAGGAGACCTACCAAGGACCAACGATTGCTTTTTCCAGATGCAGGTGCCGGAGAGATAGAAGCCAGCTTCAGAGAATGCCTTTCTAAAGTTCAACCCTTCCGTATCTGCATGGAAAACATAGATAGATGAGTCCTGCGTCATCACGGTTTCCGTATTGGTAAAAGCCGCCAATAGGAATTCATAGAAGGCAGAATCACCCATGTTGTCGTTTTTGATTTTACCGGCGGAGCCTTCATAGTTTACATTGTAAGGGGGATCTGTCACCACCAGGTTTGCCAGCTTTCCATCCATAAGAAGCGTGAAGGTTTCAGCCTTGGTAGAATCACCGCAAACCAGTCTATGGGGACCAAGCTTCCAGACGTCACCCAGTTTTGTCATGGCGGGTTTTTCCAGCTCTGCATCCACATCGAACTCATCATCGTGGATGCCTTCTTTCAAGGAATCCTTAAATAAGTCATCCAATTCAGAGGGATCAAAACCTGTAAGGGAAACATCAAAGTCTGCACCTTGCAGGTCAGCGATAAGAAGGGCTAGCTTATCCTTATCCCAGTCGCCGCTGATTTTATTAAGGGCAATGTTTAGCGCCTTTTCTTTATCTTCATCCATTTCAATGACCACACACTCAACTTCGGTCATTCCTAAATCAAGGAGCACTTTTAATCTCTGGTGGCCGCCTACAACTCTGCCAGTGGTCTTGTTCCAGATGACCGGTTCAACATAACCAAACTGCTCAATGGAGCGTTTTAGTTTATCGTATTCTGCATCCCCGGGTTTTAAATCTTTACGGGGGTTATAGTCAGCGGGAAGTAAGAGCTTAGTTTTCAGTTTTTCAATCTTCATATCTTTCCGCCACCCTTCTTAAGTTTAGATTGAAATCCACGTTCTCCCACGGGAAGAGTGATGAGTTAAAATGACCGTAGGTTGCTGTATCAGAGTAGATCGCATTTCTTAGGCGTAGCTTTTCAATGATGGCCGCAGGACGAAGATTAAAGATCTCTTTTACCAGTTCACCTAGATCTTCATCACTGATTTTCCCCGTACCAAAGGATGTCACATTAACTGCCACAGGGTTTGCTTTTCCGATGGCATAAGAAATAGCGACCTCGCATTTTTCAGCAAGCCCGCTCCAAACAATATTCTTAGCAATGTACCTGGCCATGTATGCACCACTTCTATCAACCTTTGTTGGGTCCTTTCCACAAAGAGCACCACCACCATGGGAAGCCAGACCGCCATAGGTATCTACCATGATTTTTCTGCCAGTCAGCCCGGTATCAGCAGCAGGACCACCTTCAACAAACCTACCAGAAGGATTGATGAGGATCTCGGTTTCATCATCTAAGGGGAAATCCTCGAAGCACTGCCAAAGCACATTATTTAAGATATCTGATTCTAATTGCTTTTGAGTTTTGTCCTTATGGTGCTGAACAGAAACTACCACAGTCTTAACGCGGATAGGTTTATCCCCATCATACTCAACGGTAACTTGTGCTTTGCCATCGGGCAGGATACCCTTGATTATTTTTCCTTTGCGACATTCATCAATACGCTTTACGATTCTATGAGAGAGAAGTAAAGGCAGAGGCAGCAGCTCACGAGTTTCATTGGTAGCATAGCCATAAACAGTGCCTTGATCACCAGCACCGATGGAACCATAAGGATCACTAATTCCATTTCTTGCTTCAAGTGCTGTATCTACACCAGCAGCAATATCTACACTTTGATGATGTACAAACACGAATACTGTAAATTTCCATGGACTGTATCCAACCTCACGAAGTACATTTTTTACGATAAGGCGGATGTTAATTTTTTCGCTGCAGGTGATCTCGCCCGCCACGATGATTTTACCTTTGGTAGCCATGACCTCACAGGCCACACGTGAAGCTTTGTCTCTGCGAAGGCAAGCATCCAGAATGCTGTCAGCGATTAAATCAGAAAGCTTATCAGGATGTCCCTTGCAAACACTTTCTGCGGTTCTGTAGTTTTTACTCATATCATTATCTCCCATCTTTTTTTATTTGCCCCTACGAGCAGAAAGAAGTCTTTCCATCACATCATCCTGAGGATTTGTTCCTTTGTAATCGCCAGTACAGTTTTCTTTTACAATCTGGAATATCTCAAACCACAGACGATTGGTCTGGTTCATGTAGTTCTGGCCCATGGATACATAAGGACTTTGAATGGCATTTCCTGTGGTGGGGTGCTTAGCAAGAAAGCCATACTCCGTAATGGCCTCTTCACACTGAATCCACCGGGCAACACTCATAGCGTACCGTTCAAGGAGCTGCGGAGAAACCAGAGCAGCGCATCCACGCTTATCCAGCCACTGCCATGTGGCTTTGTAGATTTCGCCTGCCACCAGAGCCTTTCCATCTTTTTGAATGGCTTCAAGCATCTTATTAGGTTCAGGCATTTCTTGTCCCTCAAGGTCTGCAGTGTCGGAAAGCTCCATCACGGTCAGTTTCCTGCCACCGAGATTGCCTTCAGCTATTTTGTCAGCCAGAGGTTTCTTTTTTGCCCCTGCACCAACACGAGCGCCACCTCTGTTCGTACCGTCTTTTGCCAATGATCACACCTCCTTTGCAAAGTGGGGGCTATACCCTCGTTTGAATCTGCGTTTTTTAACACGACACCCCAGCCCGCTGTCCGGATTGAAAAGTTGTAGAGATTTTACCTCCCCCACCGGTCGCCACTCTCAGCAGTGATCTTTGAGTGACATGACTTACAAAGGGCCATCAGGTTACTGGTTTCATTGCCACCGCCTTTGCAGAGAGGGAGGATGTGGTGGACTTCTTCAGCAGCTTTAATCCTTCCATTCCTTTCACACTCCTCGCAAAGAGGATGGGCTTTGATGTAGCGGTCCCTGATACGTTTCCAGGACCTGCCGTACCGTTTATTGGAAGCAGGGTCACGTTGGTATTGGTTGTATCGTTTAGCGACCATCTTCTTATGCTCGGTGCAGTATTGCTCGCTGTCTGCAAGCCGACCGCAGCCTGGGTAAGCACAAGGACGCTTAGGTTTGTATGGCATCGGTTCACCTCCTTTTGGGCATAAGAAAAGCCCTCGTGGGGTGTTCCCCATGAAGGCTTGTTTACATTATTATCTCTCAATTATAGAGTACTAAAAAATTCAACTGCACTCAAGTGGACTCATGTGGACTTTACTATCCACTTTGACATTTTCTTCTTTTAAGTACTGCATTGATACCAGGGATTAGCTTGGTGACATTCTTATTGATGTTATCTGTAGAAATTCTGATTATCTCCCAGCCTTCACCGAGTTTATTGGTAATGACCTCATCTCGGATACTCTCATATTTTTGTCTGTCTTTCCCGTGATAAATCTTGCCATCAATCTCAAGAGCAACTTTCATCTCAGGCAATATGAAGTCAACAGAGTAGTCGAAGATCTTCACCTGATGGAACGCTTTAACGCCACGTCGGATAAGTTCAAGTGCTACCATTATTTCTTCAGTACTCTGATACCATCCAGTCTGGTTCAGACTCTTTTCCACAAGACGAATGGCATCGTTGTAGTGTGCAATATCGGTGACCTTAGAGATTCTCTTTAAAGCATTCTGCAGCTTCATCTGTTTCTTATCAGTGCTGATTGCATTCCCTTCTTCACGCGACTGTCGCACCAGCTCAGACCTGCAGTCTTTGCAGGTATACTTTGTACCACGAGTGTATGTCCAACTATAAACAGGAGTAGAACAGATGTGGCAAGGTGGATAATAACAATTGGAATCTCTACTATCCTTACCAATGGTTATTCCGTCTTCTACTGCTTCATGCCATCCCATTCTTATTCTCCCTTCCAGCCAATACAGCATCTACAGCTCTAAGCGCTTTACGGTGAAGCTTTAGTACCCAGCTTACAGAATAATCAAGGTCATAAGCAATGTCTTCCCAAGGCTGATATGACAGGTAGCGTTTCTCAAGAATCAGCCTGTATTCAATATTATTCACACCTTGGATGATCTCAATAATGTTAATCTTGCACTTTAGTAGTTTGGCGAGATCATCGTTCAAATTATTTTTAATATCTATAATCTTACAGACAGCATCTGCCATATGAGATACTGATTTGCTAGGGTTGTTAGGCATTCCATTTATGGCCGAAGTACAGTTCATAGCCATATTCTCCAGGGATGCAACTTGCTCAAGCTTACTGTTTATTCTTTGATCCAATCGATATGCTTTACTAAGATATTCTTTAGCATTCATTGTTTGGCCTCCTCTTTAAGTTTTCGGATTAGTATCTCCGGTTCTACCGTGGTAAGTTCTCTATACCAATCAGAGTGGAAGAACCTCTCCACCTCGGCTTTTGTATATTTTGCAGATTCATGGCGTGGATGCTTCATCAGCTTCTTTAGTGCATCCCTATAGTCCTTGACGGCTTGTAAGACTATGGCGTTGGCTAAGTTTTCATACGGATCAATCATCGACTCACCTCCAGTTTTGCTTTTACTGCCTCAATCAAAGTTGCCTGAGTTTTTTCTTTTTTACTTAGTGCAGCCATAACATTTTCATCAATAGTGTCTCTAGCAATGATGTGATGAATGACAACCGTGTCGTTTTGCCCTTGCCTATAAAGACGGGCATTGGTTTGCTGATAGAGCTCCAAGGACCAGGTAAGACCAAACCATATCAGGGTGGAACCACCACTCTGAAGATTAAGTCCATGTCCAGCACTTGCTGGATGAATAACAGCTACAGGAATCTCTCCTTCATTCCACTCTTCAATGTCCTTTGATGACTTTAGCTGCCTTACAGGAAATCTCTTCTGGATGCGTTCCAGATCATGCTTGTACCAATAAGCCACAAGGACCGGTTTTCCGTTGGTCCCTTCAATTAAATCTTCAAGGGCATCAAGTTTTCTCTCATGAATAACATGTGCTTTGTTTTCACCATCATAGACAGCACCGTTTGCCATCTGCAGGAGTTTGCCAGAAAGCACTGCAGCATTTGCCGCATCAATCTCTTCCTCACCTAAACTTGCAACCATTTCATCTCTAAATTTTGAATAAATGCTCCACTCTTTCTCATTCAGATAAACATCTACTTCATTCATGATGCATTCTGGCATTTTGAGATAATCCGAAGACTTCATGGAAATCGTAATATCCGATATTTGGTTATAAATTTTCTCTTCTGCTCCAGCCATAGGTTTATATGAAAAGATGATCTGACCATTGCGCTTATCCGGCGTGAAGTAAGCATTCCGGTAGTGAGTTATATACCTACCGAGTCTTTGGCCTAAGTCCAGAATACGAAACTCTGCCCAGAGATCCATAAGTCCATTTGTTGAAGGCGTTCCAGTAAGTCCGACTATTCTTTTCACTTTGGGCCTTACTTTCAGAAGGCTTTTAAAGCGCTTTGCTCCATAGGACTTAAAAGAAGATAACTCATCAACGACAACCATATCAAAGTCAAAGGGTACACCGCTTTTGTTTACAAGCCAATCTATATTTTCACGATTGATGATATAAAGGGTGGCTCTTTTCATAAGGGCATCTATTCTCTCTTTTTCAGTTCCAACAGCCACTGAGTAAGATAAGCCCTTTAGATGATCCCATTTTTTAATTTCAGAAGGCCAAGTATCCCTTGCCACTCTTAAAGGGGCTATAATCAATACTTTTCTGATTTCGAACCGATCAAGGCATAGACTGTAAATAGACGACAAGGTTATAACGGTTTTACCAAGACCTAACCCATGTCCAAAAACAGTGCTGATATCTCATTCTTATCGATATAGTCGATACAAAATTTCTGATAGTCATACGCTTTGAACATCATAAGGGCATCACCTCCTCTATCACCTTCGAAGGTATTTCTCCTTTATCAAAAAACTTTCTAATCTGAGCGTGATATCTCATATGATCTGAACTTGAAGAGAAAACCATTAAGTTATCAGGATCATTATTTCTTCGATTGCCATCAATGTGATGCACAACTTCATTCTTGTTTAATTTTCTACCAAGTTTCTGTTCTGCCACCACCCTATGAGCATGTCTCCCATAATATTTTGTATATGTTTTTCCTTCACCTGTACCTAGCCTAGCTTTTCTCATTTTTGCTCTCATCTCTTTTGTCATTTTTGTGGGGTTTAACTCGCGATTTAACTCTGAGAGATGAACTGACATATTTGTATAGTCTTTGAGTTCATGATATCCAGTAGGGTTTATACTTTTATTGCTAAAATCAGATAAACACTTGCGAGAACAAAAATTATGCTTTTTTATTTGTGATGGGTATTTATAAGTTTCTTTACCACACCAATTACATTTCATTTTTGATTTCATCAAGCACCCCTCCAATCTGCTCTATCCCATCAATGCAGTAGACTAAAAACCCTAACGCTTCCAGTTGCCTTTTTCGCTTTACTTGTATTGGACGCATCTTTTTTCCCGGTGCCTTTAATTCAATAAAGGCGATTCTTCCCATAGGTAAAAGTACAATGCGGTCTGGCACACCATCTAACCCCGGACTTACAAACTTTGGTGCAATTCCTCCCAGCTCTTTCACTGCTTTCACCAGTTTTTGCTCTATATATTTTTCAGTCACTTGTTTACCTCCCATCTGACACAGGAACACAAAATCACAAGCATTTCCCTATATTTACTAACGCGCGTGTACATGCACAGGTATCTACTATCTACTTTTAAGAAAAAGCATTTTTAATATAAGGGAAAATCTTGTGTTGTGTTGTGTTCCCTATTCACCATAATGATAAAGTCGCTGCCTGCCATAAATCGGCAAACGCTTAATACTGCTGGTTCGTTCCCAACCTGGAATCTGCGCCATGAGTGCTGCGATCTGATAACTATCAGTAGTCTTTAATTCTGGAAGATTACGATTGAAGCATTCACACCAAATCTCAGCATTGCTTACAGAGGTTCGCGTAACAGTTCCTGTATGCTTAGCGCCTCCGAATTCGCAACCGCTTAGGTAATTTCTTCGGGCAAATAAATCCATACTGTCCCAGTCATCTGGAAGCAGTGTATTCAAGTACTCTTCCACCATACCAACACGCTCGTCAGCCTCCATGGCACCTTTCTGCGCCTTTTCCGCCTCTTCTAAAACATCACCTTCGAGATACAGTTTTTCACCAGAGTTCCATATTTCTTTTGCTTCAGCCCAGAACTGCTGTCTATATCCTTCTGTAAAATTCCAGGTCTTTTTCTGCTTTTTCTGATGCACCTTGATGATCCAAAAGCGGCGGTTACCGGTAATGTCGCGTAAATATCCACGCTCGCCATTTACTGTTGCAATGACGATGCACTGCCTTGGATGGCTTTCTACCACTCTGCCGTAGGACGGTCTGTACTTATCATCTGAGGTAGAGAGGAAGGCTTTCACTTTTTCAATGTCCGCTTTCTTCATTCCAGCAAGCTCACCGATTTCAACTACCCAGAACCCCTGGAGTTTTTCAGCACCCGACTTGTCGTCCATATCCGTAAGGGATAGGGTTTCAGAGTAAAAATCTGCTGTTACCAGGTCTTTTAAAATTGTGCTTTTGCCAATACCCTGATCGCCATCCAGCACTGGAACGCAGTCAAACTTAATACCAGGGACATATATCCGCGCAACCGCCGCTGCAAAGGTCTTTCTAGTCACTGTGCGTATATATTCGGTATCATCCGCCTGGAGATATTTGATGAACACATCTTCCACACGCTTTACCCCATCCCATGTAGGAAGGGAATCAAGATAATCCCTTATGGGATGGAAACGCCTATCATCAGCAACTTTGGTAAATGCAACATCATGGTTTCTGCTTGAAAACGGAAGGTAGCGAATATCCATAATTGACTTAAGCTGGGCTGTATCGGCATCTCTCCAAAACACATTACCTTCCGGCCTTTCCCATGGAAGCGGTCCAGTGACCTGGATACGGTTTGATAGCTCGTTGAATGCAAAATTCTTAAAATCCGGATCATGATTAAGGATAAGGTTTAAGTTGTACACGCTGTTTTCGAGCACTTGACTTCGAGGCTGATATTTCAGTTTTTCTTTCCAGTTGTCACCAATATCCGTAAAGTCCGCTTCAGCTTCTGCAAGTTTCTCGTTGGTAGCAAAGACCTTCACCTCATCAATCTTCATGACAAAATCACACATGCTTTTGAAGGACTTCTTATCATCGTCATCACCAAACTTATGAATACGGACGATGTCAAAGGCATTACATAATTTAAGGTATGCAGGATCCTTGGCATGATGGCTGTATACAAATTTCCCACCATCCTTGATTTCAACACCGGCCATACTGCTTGACTCTATAAAATGATAGCGGGCCTCATTTTCTGTTGGCTCGTATACATCTGACAAAAACGCATCGATTGCTTTTGTTACAGGAAAGTAGACTCTATTGAAAAGCCCGACAACACCCTCCTTATCAAGAGGATCCTGTACCTTCTGATGCGATACTGTATTTGCCTTGCTCTCCCTGGATGAAGTCGGAAGTCTTGTAGGATCAGTCCATTCAGGATGAGCTGTTAGAATATCATCTGGATTAAGCCAATCCTTATCCAATTCCTTATAGATGAAGTTTCCATTGGATGGCGTACTGGGCCAGTACATAAGCTGGTTTGGGAGATAAGAGCATTCATCGAAATAATCCATGCCGAGCATCTGTGCGAGATATCTTGAAACTGCTACAAACTCTTCTGGTGATACATCTCTTGTAAGAGGCAAGATAATGCGGACCCTTGGATTCTCATCAGTACTGCTATGAGTGGAGTATAGAACTGAGGTATACTGGGCATTCGATTCATAGTTTTCAAGAAACTCTTTATTAATGCGATCACCATCTAAGGCAATCATTGAGCGGAGCTCCACAGTGTCGATTTTCCTGCGACCGCCTTTTAATACCCCTGCAACAAAACCACCATGATCTTTTGCATCATCCTTTTGGGATTTGCTGAATTTGGCATATTCTTCTGCTGATTCCGTTGTCCGGATTGGAGTCTTCAACCTATCTTTTAGCTCATCAAATGTGATTTCTTTGTTGACCCACTTCTTTGCCTGTCGGCTGTTCCCGTAGGCAATGGCTAGTTTTCTCAATTTAATAACCTCCCTTCGTACGAGGTCTTTCTCCGTGTTCAAATCTGGCCTGTATTGCTCTTACTCTTTTCATAAGGAGTTCACCTCTTCGAATTCTTTATTGAAGTATCTGATCGGCTGTCTACGCTTCTTAGCCTTTTCAATTTCAATACTCATCCCTTTTGAAATGACATCACCGAGTACCCACACTTCCTGGCATTTGCCCATGAGGATGATGTCCATGAAAATTGCCAGGTCGCGTTCTTTTTCATTGTTATCATTCATAAACTGTGGAAACATAAGATGTGGAGCCAGTGGAATGTTCCCTTTCTCTAATGCAAACCGGCAGAAGTCCTGCGCTCGCTTTATATTGCCTTCGGTGTTCCCACTAAAAGGGGAACAAATATAGACAAGAGGCTTGAAGGCAGGTTTTGACGCTGCCTTTTCCTCTCGAGTGACGTTACTTAGTGCTTCATATGGAGTAGGGTCATAGTATCCTTCAGGATTGAATTTATTTATGCTCATAGTACCGTCCTCCACTCTTGACCTTTTTACTGCATTCATCACAGAAAACTGCTGTACCATAAAGGTCACTCTCACCATCACTTAAAATTTCAGCAATATCTACTGACACCTCTGATCCACACATTGGGCAGTGGGTAAATACATTCTCATCTGTTATTTCAATGGATATCTCCATGGAATCATTCAATCTTTCTTTCACATAAAACATTGTTGTAACCCCCTAATTTTTTTCTGATTTGGTTTTGTACCACTCCAGATGACGCTTGCGCTGCTGATAATCTGGAACAGCCACTAACAAGCCAACATCTACTTTTTGTAATGTGTCAAGCATCGTAATCTGCTCCTCAGACAAATAAGGCCTGATGCTTTTTCCTTTTTCAATGCCGTTTGCTAATCTGAACTGCTTTGCAGTCATTCCAACTACGATGCGATTTAACATATCGCATTCATTACTGAAGTGATATGGCTTGGGATTTTCATGAAGTAACTTTATGTTGGCGGTTAATAGTGGAAACTCTTGTCTTGCAGAAACAAGCGTTTTAATGAAGCACTCCATCTCATTGAACCTACGAATGTAAAGCTCTTTGAATTTCATTGCTTTTTGTCCCGAGTATCCCATCACCAGCATCGTGAACCCATCGCGAGTCATGAAATAACAAGGTAGCTTTCTGCCAGTACTGTCCTTATAAGAATCAGCCTTAAAGTTTGAATGGATGAAATTATCACTCAACCCAGATTTGGGGGCAGTGATTTTTCTAATGTCTCGGATAACATGGTCATGACGTTTTTCAAAGAACTCTGCCACAAACAAACTATCCACTCTTGCCGTATCATTGGTGTCGGCAAATACACCATATTGGTCCTTAGGTATTAATTCTCTCATCAGAATTACCTCCTTAAATTTTTTGAAGGTCTTGACCCTTCTAAGTGGTAGCCACAGGAGAAGGTCAAATCTGACGATTCTGATATTCTTCTTGTAATTTTTTTGTTGCTCTCTTTAATTTCTGGGTGATGTTATTCTCATCTGCACCTATGGAGTTGGCATATTCACGTATTGGGATTCCGTCGATACGAACTGCAATAAAGGCCTCTGCCCATTCTGGTTTCTTGGCAAGAGTTTTGCGGATCCAATCGCAAATGGCCTCGCATTCATAATCTCTACTGAGTGTTTCATCATCGGAGGTTGTACAGAGATAATCCATAATGTTAAAGGACTCATCATCTGGTTCACCTTGGATAAATCCCCTCTTGCCATTTGATTTTTTCATCTTGGGATTAGGGTCAATCCGCCTAGTTTCCCTCCGCCAACCGTTATATTCTTTGGAGTTCAACAGGTCAAACATCTCTTGTACTGTTTGACAACGCTTGACTTCTTCTTTCTTCTCAGGCTTAGCCTCCGAAAGACGCTGCTCATAGTCGATGTCCAGCATTACGCTGTAATCTCCATCTGGAATTTCAATTGTGGTGTAGTTCTTGTGACCGTTTTTGATGTTTTCTTCATACAGTACTTTAATTTTCATTTTGTACTCCTTTCCGTCCTGGCATTGACGGCGGAATACAAAAAGAGCCTGTGGAGAAGATGACCACAGACTCCGCTTGTCCTAAAAATGGGCACACGAAATCACGGTGGGTGCATCCTCATTCCAAATACAGTCTTTATCACTGTATTCTGAACTCTTATGCATCCCGCCGTCCGTATGCGCACTAGGACATTGAGATTTTATTGAGATAGCATGATTGCTTATCTATTAAAAATGTAACATGAAATATTTTTTGAAAATGGACATGCAATGTCCTCAAAATCTATGCAAACAAAAAAACGCCGGAGTCATCTATTTCTGCCTCTTATAGGCTTCATAGATAACTCCGGCGTTTTGCTCCTCGATTGGTTAAGGGGCAGTTTACAGTAGTTCTGTTTTTGGGATATATAAAAACAGACCGTATTTTGCTAAAGGTCTGCTTAGATTTCTTATAGACTGGACACACCATGTCCGATTTTTAGATAAAAAATTTTAAATTTCTACCCCGTATGGCTCAAGATACTCTCGGACAGCCCATATTGGTTCTGGGTATTTCATGTATAATGCCTCATTTATCCATTGGTGATCTGGATATTTCATAGGATTTAGCTTGCAGCCTAATACCTCCATCAGCTTCATACTAATAACTGGTGGTAGGTTTAGTCCAAAACATATTAGTGCAGCTGTCTCAACCTTTGGATTTGTTTCCCCCTTTACCGTTCTACTTATGGTTTTGGGGTCTCTATCTATTTCAAGACCCAAATCAGTATAATTCATTTTTCGCCATGCAAGAAGAAGATCCATGCACTGTTCAGGATCATCTGTCATCTGTTTTCGAATCTCTAGTTCTTCAGCTTGAATTTTCTTTCGCATTTGAATTTGTCGTTCTTGAGGTGCATTTTCAAACCCATTGTGAAACTTAATACCAAATGTAATATCACTTGGTTCACGATTCAGGAAGCAAGTGGTATGATAAATATTGTCAACTTTGCTTGTGATACTCATATCAAATACTAGACAACATTCATCCATGTGAGAACGGGCATAACCTGTTAAATCTAGTCTTCCGTTTTCATCACGCTCTACATAAAGTGGAGAATTGTACACAAAATGGTTGTCTATAAAAAGATAATCTCCACTATCAGTTAAAGCACGAAGTTCGGGATTGATAAAACGCTCTATAGCTGCGTCCTGAGCACTTAAAGAAAATGTTTGATTTATTTTAATGGAACCTTTACTGAAACCATGGGGTTTTACATAATGGCCATCAAGATATGTGTATGTACCTATTGCTTCTTCAAATCCGGCATCAATCATTCGAATTTTTGCTGCAATACGGGATACACAGAAAAATGTAGCCAAAGCATCAATAACTGGTTCCATCACATCAATTAGTTCGATGATTCCAGATTGTTGTCGAAACTCCTTGATAAACTCAAAAGCCTTTGTTTTAAACATAGCTAGGGGCATTTGGATTCTTGGTGCCAGGGCATTAGCTTGCCATTCCATCCAATCAGTAGCTTCTTTATTGCTATTTTTTATTCCTCCAGCTACCTGACACTTTATTTTAGTAGCACTACTATTATAGAGCCTTTCCAGTTCGAATGCTTTTCTATGCTTGTCCCAATGTACACATTCATGAACAATAGTATTATTTACAGCACCCAAATTACGAAGAAAATAGGCTTTTGGATCAACAAAAATAGTCCGGGCTCTGACTGATGTGCTTATGCATTCACCTTCATCTGGATCATAGAATTCTGCCTCACTGTCATGAAAAAAAATCTGCCCAAAAACGGATAAGTCTTCTGTGATATCCCTTAGGATAACTTCTAAGCCCATTTTTTCAGCAAGTACTTCTGGTTCAAGTGGCATAGGTTTTTTCAACGCCTCAGGATAATATTTTTTCAAAAAATCATGTGCAGCGGTATCGAGCTGTTCCCTTTTAATATATGGAACTAATGAGTCTGATAACGGGTGGGGGTTCTTGTTCTTTTGGCTATAGAGAGATATTTCTCTAATTGCAAAATCATCCAGACTATGTTCTAAATCTCCAGAGCATCTCAGCAAAAACCACTTATTAAACAAGTCGTAATCATCATAGTGATAATCACCTTCCGTAACCTCAATTTCTGCATCTACGATAACATCAAACTCAATTTTAAGCTCCGGGAGATCTCTCACCAATACGTATTTTACTTCCATTTCTGAAAGAGAGATTTCTCCTATATGCTTTACATTTTTCAAGTCTAAGCCTAAGTTGTTGGGGTTTTCTTCAATATACTTTTCTATAGCAGTGTAGAACTCATTGTAGAATCTGCTTGAAATGTAGTCAGTAAAAGAACGCTTTGACGGCATAGGTTTCCCCCTCTCTTTCTTATTTTCTAAACCATAATACATCAATAAAATATACGATTTATTATCAGAAAAAAACACAACATTTCACTTTAGGTACTAAGCGCACAACTAATTCACTATTGGTACTAATACCACATTTTTACTATGTTATTATTATATCATAAAATTATAATGGAGGGAGGGATAATAGTGGAAATAAAACATATGACTACTATGAGATTTTTTGTCGGTAACCTAAATAATTACATATCTTATAAACAACTTGATACAGTAAAAGAGTTGTCAGTTCATCTTTCTCTTAATTACAATCGATTAGTTTCATGGTTAAACTTCCAAAGAACCCCACCTCTCGCCGTTATCGACGAAATAGCAAATATCTTGCAAGTTTCCTCAAGAGATTTAATCGGTACCAAAATTGATTTTAATTCCTACACATTTATTCATACTTTAAATAATATTTCAAATGAGAAGTTTTGTGTGAATTTGCGGAAATATTTAAACAAATATGATATTAAAACCGCAGCAGATTTTGTCGCTTATTTTGATGGTGAATTCTCTGAGCACACTTATTATTCGTACTTTAAAAATAAAAATAATAAAACGCCATCTTTAAAATCTTTAGAAATTTTATCGCAGTTTTTAGAAATAAGTCCATATAAATTAATTGAATGAAACGGAGGAGAAGTATATGCAAAACAATTCTTATAACGCAAAGGTGCCAAATGAAATACTCGAGAAGTTTTCTAATTTACTTAAAATGTTGGATGACGAAAGTAATACTATCCCATCCATAGCCAAGAGATCATTTAATTTTAAAGGACGAAAATCTGAAAGTATTGCATTAAAGGTTCTGGATTATATTAGTTCACCAGACTCAAAAATTTGTGATCCTTTTATGGGATCTGGTTCATTCGTATTTGCTAGCAGTATGCTAGGTAGAGATACAGTTGGAATTGAATTAGATAATTATACTTTTGATGTTTTAGCTACACTCCACTCGAAAATTGATTATGCAAAACTTGAATCAATGTTTCAGGAAATCAAATCCGATATTTTTAACGATGTAATGTATCTATATGAAACACATTGTTGTAACGAAGTAAATTATATTAAAACATTATATTTTGATCCTACGTCAGAAGAATACTATAACCCACAACCACACAGAGAAATTATTGATGGGAAAAACATTAAACTTTACTACAAGTGCCCGATTTGTGGTGAAACATCCAAGAGGTTCTCATCTGAAGATGAACAGAAGATTTATGAAGTCAATTCATTAGACACGTCACGATTTCCTGATCATGAATTAATAACAAATAGTCGTATAAATATTACTTCAAGTACAGGAGCCGATCGATATGATAGAAATTTTTCTAATAGAAATAAGTACGCACTATTGTTAATACAAGATAAAATATCTTCGATTCCAGATTGCAAAGAAAAAGACTTACTTCAACATGCTCTAGTTTCAGCTTTAACTCTAAGTAAGATTACGCAATACGGTTCTAGCTCAGATATATTGTATCATGTTATACGAAATAAAGCGCAAGACATGAATGTTTGGTACCTATTTGAAACAAAATACAATAATATGGTGGCATATAATAAACATTATTGTGAACAATCACCAGATAAAACTACGCTTTTAACCTATGCTAATATGATTTGTGGCGATTATGCCTCAGTACTAAGACAGCCAAAATTTAATCAATATTTTGACGTAATCTATACAGATCCACCTTATACTGACCAAGTTCCATATTTAGAAAGAAACCAGCTATATAGGGATTGGCTATTCAATTTTTCAGATAAAATTCAGTATCAGCTAAGTGAGGAAATGTTAGATAAAGAAATTGTGGTAACCAATGCTCCCACCAGAAGAGAAAAAGATGTAGTGAACTACTATAAATCTATTGACACCATGTTCTCTTTGTTTTCAAAAGCCATTAAGACTAATGGTATTGTTGCTCTCACTCTAAATCTTGGTAAAAAGAAGTTTTTTGAAACTTTTTCAAATTTTATTGACCTCGCTAGGAAAAATGGCTTTGAATACATCTATAGGGTTGATATTGCTAAGAATGATCCTACGTTAAGGAAGCAATCTGCTTGGAGGGACACACTCTCAACTGAGATGCTTATTTTCTTCATAAAATTAGATGAAGAAAAAGCTTATTGGTACAAAAACAACAGAAATATTGAGTTAGAGCTTGGCAAGTTATTATATAGTCAAATTTTGAAAAATAACGGAATCACTTTAACATCTGCCTACAAAGAAATATCTAATAAAACTCTTGACAAGCAGGTAGGAGATTTAACTGAAACTGAAACAACAAGGATTAGGGCGTTAATTACTGAACAATTTATAATAGATCAAAGAACCTCCATGGTCTACGTTGACCCCGATAAACTATATTTATCGATAGAAGACAACACTACATTATTCAACAAACTCTATGACATTGTACCGATAATCATCAATAATTTACTTGAAAAATGGGGATCTTTTACTCTTGATGACTTGTACTTCGAAATTAGTAGTAAAGTATGCAACGGCGATCCTAATATCCTAGCGCAGATACTCGAAGATCCTTCCAGAGAAAAACATATTGTAAACTTGATTGAAAATTACTGCAATACAGATGAAAAGAGTTCCTATACTAGAAAAACAAGGGTATCTGTTTCTCCCACAGAGGACGCTATTGATATCTCAATGCTGGATGGTTATAGATTTGAAGATGTTCTTAAAGATCTTTTGACTGCTGAAGGATTTATAAGTGTGATACGCATAGGTGGCGCAGGTGATAGAGGGATCGATCTGAGAGCCAAGAAAACTAATCCTTTAACTGGAGAATTAGAAGGATATATTTTCCAATCTAAGCGTTGGATAGGTAATGTCGGTGGCGAGCCTATTCAAAGATTGCATAGTATGATGATGCAGTATTCTTCTGAGATACAGCATGCAATTTGTATAACTACTTCAGATTACACTGAACATGGAAAAAGAGAGGCTAAAAGCACAGGAGTGGAAATCATTAACGGTGAAGATCTCATTGAACGTCTAAACATATCATTTCCAGGTAAATACTACCACGGATTACTTGACTTCCAAAAAAACTGA